ACCAGACGATTACTGATGGCACACAACCTAGTGAAAAAGATATGGAGTTGTTTGCTGAAAGAGTAAAGGAAGGTGTATTACAATTATTCAATACACGTTCTGAGAATAATAAATTAAGAATGTCTCAGATTGGTAAACCTGATAGACAGGTGTGGTATCAATCAAGAGATATAACAAAAGAAAAGTTACCTGCATGGGCAAAGATAAAGTTTACTTATGGTCATATACTTGAAGAGTTACTTTTATTATTAGCTAAAACTGCAGGGCATGAAGTAAAGAATGAACAGAAAGAATTAAATATTGAAGGAATATTAGGACATCAAGATTGTGAGATTGATGGTGTTGTTACTGATTGTAAATCAGCTAGTGCTTATTCATTTAAAAAGTTTTCCAATCGTTCCTTATTAAAGGATGACCCTTTTGGTTACATTGCACAGTTATCAGCTTATGCTGATGCACAGAATAAAAAGGGTGGTGCTTTTCTTGCTATTGATAAACAAAGTGGACGTATATGTTTAATGCCTGTCCACGATATGGAGATGATAAATGCGAAAGATAGGGTCTTACATCTTAAAAATGTTGTCACAAGTGATACAGTTCCTAGCAAGTGTTATGACGATATTGCAGATGGTGTTAGTGGTAATCGTAAACTTGACGTTGGCTGTTCCTACTGTGCTTATAAAGTTAATTGTTGGAAGGATGCTAATAGTGGGACAGGACTTAGAAAATTTATCTATGCGAATGGACCAAGATACTTAACCAAGGTTGTAAAAGAACCTGATGTAAATGAGGTACAATTAAGTGACATTGGTTAGTTTATTTGAATTACTTGCTGCAATTAGTGCAGTGATTACTGTATGGGTGTATGGTAATAAAGATAACTATGCACCCTTATATGGTATGGTTTCAAATATAATATGGATTACGTGGTCAGTATTATCTGACAGTTATTATATGTTAATTATGTGTATTGTTTTTACATGCTTACATGTACGAAACTATTTTCATATGAGGAATATTAAATGAAGTTTAGAAGTGGTTCAGAAGAAAAGGTTTATAAATTTTTTAAAGATAAAAAGATTAAAGTTAAATATGAACCTAATAAATATAGTTATGAATGGTTTGAAAATAAAACTTATTGCCCTGACTTCTTATTACCTAATGGTTCTTATATAGAAGTCAAAGGTAGATTAACTATAGAGATGAGAAAGAAACATTTGTTTTTTAGAAAGTCTAATCCTAATATTATAATTAGATTTGCTTTTGATAATCCTAATAAGAAATTAAACAAAGGTGGCACTATGACTTATGCAGGGTGGTGTAACAAACATAACTTTGAATACTGTAAAATAAGTGATGGTATTCCTAAACAATGGTACAATGCAACAACATGAAAATTTTTTACGTACAGTTGAAAAGAATATTAGCATCTCAACAGATGCTGAAAGAACATTGTTCCTTGCAGTTATACTACAAGCATTACTTGATGCTACTCAAAAAGATACTCAGGACTTGGAAAGTCATAAGTATAAACGTGAAGCGATACTTTGGTTTACTACTAACAATGGTAAACGAAAGGAAGACTTTGAATACATATGCGACCTCGCAGAAATTGAACCTAATTATATGAGGAGAGTCGCTATGGAAATATTAACATCTAAAAGAACTAACTTTGTGAGGAATCATATAAATGCTTTGTTGACTCACAAGGATAGTTATGATAGAATTAAACTTAAAAATAAAAAGGGGAAATAATTATGTTACCAACTGAATACCAAAACTATATTGCTATCTCTCGTTATGCGAGATGGATTGAAAAAGAAAACAGAAGAGAAACATGGAGTGAAACTGTTGAACGATATGTTAGTTATATGCAAGGACGTTATGAGAAACTAACAAATAAAAAATTAGATAAAAAAGAAAGAGATAGATGGATTGATGCTATCACTACATTAAAAGTTATGCCTTCAATGAGAGCCTTGATGACTGCAGGTCCTGCTTTAGATAAAGATAATGTAGCAGGATTTAACTGTTCATATGTTGCTATTGATAATGTAAGAACCTTTGATGAAATAATGTATATACTTATGTGTGGTACTGGTGTAGGGTTTAGTGTTGAGAGACAATACGTTGACAAACTTCCTGATATTGCAGAGAAGTTTCATACTACTGAAACAGTAATTAAAGTTAGAGATAGTAAAATAGGTTGGGCAAAATCTTATAGAGAACTTATTGCTATGCTTTATGCAGGACAGATACCACAATTTGATGTGTCCCTTGTTAGACCTGCAGGTGCTAAACTAAAAACATTTGGTGGACGTGCTAGTGGTCCTGACCCATTAAGAGATTTATTTAAATTTAGTATTGAAACATTTCAAAAAGCTAAAGGTAGAAAATTAAATAGTATTGAATGTCACGATATTGTATGTAAGATTGCAGATGTAGTTGTTTGTGGTGGTGTAAGACGTTCAGCTTTAATTAGTCTTTCTAATCTTTCAGACATTAGAATGAGAGATGCAAAGACTGGTCAATGGTGGGACAATAATCCACAAAGAAGTTATGCTAATAACTCTGTAGCTTATACTGAGAAGCCTGACATAGGTACATTTATGAAGGAGTGGGTATCTCTTTATGATTCTAAGTCAGGTGAACGTGGTATCTTTAATAGAGTTGCATCACAAAAGATGGCAACACGTTCAGGTAGAAGAGAGGGTGACTTTGATTTTGGAACTAATCCATGTTCAGAAATAGTTCTACGAAATAAACAATTCTGTAATCTATCTGAAGTAGTTGTAAGACCTGATGACACTGAAGAAACTTTAAAAGAAAAGGTAGAGATAGCTACAATCTTTGGTACACTTCAATCAACTTTATCAGACTTTAGATATTTAACTAAACAATGGAAAGATAATACTGAAGAAGAAAGATTACTAGGTGTTTCATTAACTGGTATCATGGACCACAAAATTTTAGCAGGTGATATATTTAATCAACAAGTTTTAAAAAATATGTTAGTTAATTTAAAAGAACATTCAATTAAAACAAATAAGAAGTGGGCAGAAATGCTAGGAGTTAATCAATCCACTGCTATTACTTGTGTGAAACCTTCAGGAACTGTATCACAATTAGTTGATTCAGCTTCAGGTATTCACCCACGTTATTCACCTTACTATCTTAGAACTGTAAGAGCAGATAAGAAAGACCCTTTATGTGACATGATGATAGATAAAGGATTTCATGCTGAAGATGACGTAATGAAACCAAATGATACTAAAGTTATTTATTTTCCTATGAAGTCTCCAACGAGTTCAATTATGAGAGATGCTAAGTCTGCTATTGAACAACTAGAAATATGGAAAACTTATCAACTATATTGGTGCGAACACAAACCTTCAATTACAGTTTATGTAAAGGAAGAAGAGTGGTTACAAGTTGGTGCATGGGTTTATGAAAACTTTGACGTGATGAGTGGTGTTTCATTCTTACCACACTCTGAACATTCATATAAACAAGCACCTTATCAAGAAGTTAATGAGAATACTTATAAAGAATGGTTAGCTAAAACTCCTAAGAATATTAATTGGATGGACTTAACTAACTATGAGAAAGAAGATACAACCACCTCATCAAAAGAACTTGCATGTACTGCAGGTGCATGTGAGATAATTTAAAAAGTATTTGACTTTAATAATTAAAAGGAGTACAATTATATAATGTATATAAATGCAAGAACAACACACGAAGAAAAAACAATTCATCCTTTACCTAAAGAGAAAACTAATTTTGTTTTTATAGGGTATGACTCTCGTGAAGATATAGCTTATAGAGTTTGTGAAAATTCATTAGCTAGACATAGCTCAAGACCTTTAACAATTATTGATTTAAATGTTAATCATTTAAGAAGTAGTGGTCATTTTACTAGAGAGTGGAGAGAAGATAACGAAGGACAAAAATATGATGTGCTAGATGACAAACCTTTTTCAACAGAGTTTAGTCACACAAGATTTCTATGTCCCCACCTAGCTAAAATAAATAAGATGAAAAATTGGGTGATGTTTTGTGACTGTGATTTTTTATTTCTTAGAGATATAGATAAACTATTTAAGTTTGTAGAGGAAAATCATTCTGATAAAGCTGTTGCTTGTGTTAAGTTTGATTGGCAACCTACTGAAGATACTAAGATGGATAATCAAAAACAACTTGGTTATGATAAGAAGTTATGGTCTTCACTTATGTTGTTTAATATGAAACATAAAGATGTAAAAAATTTGACAAGTGATAAAGTAAATAATATGAAAGGTTTAGACCTACATCAGTTTAAGTGGACAAGTGATGACCAGATAGGAGAA